TTAACAAAGGAGAATAAACAATGATAGCTTTAATAGCAACGACAGTGATACTATGTATAATACTTTACTTAGTTATAACAGATAAAGGAGAAGATTAATGCTTAAGAAAGACTTTAATAAATGGTTAGATACAATGCCAAGCGGTGATTGTGAGATAATTCAAGATGAAGGTAATGAAGTGATTGTTGTAGCATTTACAGGTATAACCGAACATGCTACAATAAAGACACTTAAAGAACGTGGTACTGGTATTGTTGTTGAAGTAAATGATACAGAGTATGATAGGTTCTTTGATAACAGAAACCCATTCAACTGGGACTTGATAGGAGAAAGAAATGCTTAACTTACCAACAGCCGAAGATGCTAGTGACATCTCGTACTCTTACAGAACAAAGAGACTACAGAAAGTAGTCAATGATGCAATGCAAGATGGTAAGCAATGTGCTTATATAAAAGAACACTTAACAAATCGTCAAGACATTTACGAGTTACATGAACTAGGGTATGAAACAAATGTAGACAGTAGAGGCGACCTATGGGTACATTGGAGAAAACTAAATGACTAACTTAGTCCACCAACCTTGTCCCTATGAAGCATGTGGTTCATCAGATGCTTTCTCTTGGGAGCAAGATGAACAGGTAGGTCACTGTCACTCATGCAGTAGGTCATACCCTATGACAGGTATGAATCAATTACAGGTATTTGATTGGGCGGCTAGTGACTACCCCTTAAAACAAAGAAAGGAGAATATAATGCAAAGAGAAATAGTCTCAGGTACTTTCGAAGGTATCAGAGGTATCTCAGCTGAAGTCTGTCAACTCTATGGTATTCAGTTACAACTAGATGTTGATAACAATCCAGTACGATACGCCTTCAAGTGGCCTAACAATGTTAAGTATCGCGGCTACGACGAAAAGAAGTTCTGGTTAAAAGATCGTGTATCTCTTGATGATCTATTCGGCCCTGACTTCAACAGTGGTTCATCTAATCGTCTGTACATAACAGAGGGCGAGTTTGATGCCGCATCACTCTTTGAGGTTCTAGGCAAGTCATTCCCTGTCAAGTCAATCCCTGGAGCATCTATCTCAGAGAAGTTTATTAAGAAAAACTTTGAATATATGAATAGCTTCAAAGAAGTTATCTACGCAGGGGAGTTGGATGATGCAGGTTCAGTTGCCGCAGAAAGACTTTATCAATTATTCCCAGAGAAGTTCTTCTTTGTACCTATGTCTAAACACAAGGATGCTAACGAGTTCTTGATGGAAGGTGATAAAGACGACCTTATGTGGTCAGCCAAGAAGCCACAGCGTTTCTCACCAGACAACTTCTACATCGGTGATCTAGACATTGAGGAAACAATTAAGAAAGAGAACCCTTATAGTTATGTACCCACGGGACACAGTGGGTTAGATGATAAGATCAGAGGTCTTGTTAAAGGTGGACTAACCTTTGTTAAAGCACCACGCGGTGGTGGTAAGACAGAGATGGTTCGGTTCTTTGAGTGTGGACTGCTTTCTAACGACCCTAAGGTTAAGATAGGTCTTATGCACATGGAAGAAATGAGATCAACTACTTATCGTGCTATGGCTACTTACGAGTTAGGTATTAATGTTCGTACTAAAGAGGATGCTGCAACTAATGGTATCACCGAGAGTAATGTTATCAAAGCGGCTCAGAAGATGGCTGATGACCGTACTGTAGTATTTGAGCTTAGATCACACGATGACCCTATGAAACTATTAGACTACGTTAGAATGGCGGCTACAGTCTATGGTGTTGACTATGTATTCATTGACCACGTACAACGCCTAGCTTATCTATCTCAAGGCGGTGCTGATGGTGCTACGTCTATGCTTACAGCTATCGGTTCTCGTATGGCTCAGTTAGCTAAAGAGTTAGACATTGGTGTTATCTTCATCTCACAAGTTAATGATGATGGTCGTACCAAGTATGCAGGTTCTCTTGAAGAAGAAGCTATCATATGTTTGAAGCTAGAACGTGATACTGAGTCTGAGGACGAAGACATCAGGAACACAACCAACTTCATCGTTGATAAGAACAGACCTTTTAGCAGGTTAGGTAAAGCAGGTTCTATCTATTATGAACCAGAAACTACAATACTAGAAGAGGAGACTTTCAATGGGGTCTGACTATGATAACGATGACTACAACATCAGTATAGATAATCTATACTCGAGTGTTGACTACTTTGATACACTAAGTGATGAAGAGCTAGATCAGTATGATGACAGTAAAGAGATTTACTTTGAACAACTTGAAGCACGAGTAAGTGTAGCAGAAAACCAATTAGCTCACGCACTTAAACATCAAGATGATCCAGACGTAATTGAAAGGTTACAAGACGAACTAGAACTATTACTTATAGACTACTTTAACTTTGAACTTTAGGAGAATTTATGGCACGTATAGCATTTTGTGATATAGAGACTAACGCTATTGACCACCCAGATAAAATCTGGTTAGTCGGTGGTAAGATGCAAGATACTGGCGAAGTCTTTAAGTTTGAGAACATACATACAGACCCTATAGCAAGAAAGGAAGCTACCGAGTGGCATCAATCCTTAGATAAGATGGTTGGACATAACTTCATTCAATATGATTTACCTATCTTAAACAAATGGTTAGACGCTCCTCTTGACCCACGTAAGGTTATTGATACTTTGATTGTGTCCCGCACAGTTGACTATGATATAGCAATACCTACTGGTGGAAAAGGCCCACACTCATTGAAGAGTTGGGGTATACGCCTAGGTGTTTACAAAGGTGACTATCACGACTTTGCCAACTTCAATCAGGATATGATTGACTACTGGTACGGAGACTTAGATACTACTGAGGCGTTGTTCAATCACTTCAGTCCTATACTTTATGATCAAGGTTGGGCTAGATCAATGCGCACTGAGCATGACTTACAGATTGAGTTAGTTCGTAGTAAGTATCACGGCTTTCACTTTGACCATGAACTAGCACAGAGTTTACTAGACAGTGTATTAGTTGAGAAGGCAGAGCTTGAAGAACTATTTCAAGAAGACTTCCCACCTAAGTTACTACCAGTAAATACTATCAAGTATCGTGAGAAGAAAGATGGTACGTTGTTCTCCAATGTGATCAATGCTAAGAAGAAGTATGCGGCTACTGACAGGCAAGGTGATGACCTTATCTGTTATGACTTTATCAGCTTCAATCCTGGTGCTTCTAAGGATAGAGTAGACGTATTATGGGATGCAGGTTGGACACCTTATGAAAAGACTGCAACCCACAACAAGTTCAATAGACTTAAAGTAGGAGACCCTTATGGTAAGAAAATACTTAAGATGGATCAGGAATTTTACAACGACAAGAAGCAATCTCTCGAAAGGTATGGCTATACGGTTTCAGAGGACAACCTATCGACGTTGCCTGATACAGCACCTAGGGGTGCTAAGTCACTTGCTCAGTGGCTTACGTTAGAAGGGCGTAGGTCTTCCCTAGTTGAGTGGATCAACCAAGTATGTGATGACAGTCGTATACATGGTACTATCAATAATATTGGCGCATGGACAGGACGTTGTGCACACAACAATCCAAACACCGCCAACATTGCCTCACCTTTTCATGGCACACCTCGCAATGCAGTAGATGAGATCAAGGCCAAGTATGACCATCAGTTACGCCAGTGTTGGACTGTACCTGAGGGTAGTTACTTAGTCGGCTGTGATGCAGACGGTATTCAGTTACGAGTGCTTGCTGACTATATGTGGCGACACTTTGATGCTGATATGTATGCCAAGGCTATCATGGAAGGTAAGAAAGAGAATGAGACAGACATTCACAATATGAACAAGAAAGCCCTAGGCATATCCCACGCTACTCGTGATATGGCTAAGACATTCATATATGGATGGCTACTAGGTGCAGGTGTCGCTAAGACTGCTAGTATTATGCAGGTTGGTGTACAAGAAGCATCAGCGGCTATGAAACGCTTCGAGAAAAGCATTGACGGTTTGTCGCCTCTCAAGAAACGTATGGTTCCTTATATCGCTGATAAAGGATACTTTACAGGTTACGATGGTCGTAAGGTTGTCGTACCAAATGAGCACAAGACTCTAGCAGGTATACTTCAATCTGGTGAGTCTATCTTGATGAAACATACCCTTCTCAACTTTCACAAGAAAGCTAGAGCCGAAGGTATCAACTTCAAGATGTGTGCTTTTGTGCATGACGAATACCAAGTAGAAGTTATCGGCACTCGTGAAGAGGCTGAGCACCTAGGTGAACTGATTGCTACTACTATGTCGGAGACTGGTGTTGAGCTAGGTTTCAAGATACCAACCCCAGGTTCTTATGACATAGGAAAATCGTGGTATGATACACATTGACCTGTTGACATATCACTCAACTTCTGCTATAATTGCAGAACAACAACAAAGCTATAGGAGATAAAATATGGCGACTAAAACAATAGAACTACAGGGCATCTTGGAGTGGGCTAAACTATTCGAAGGTAACAGAGACAAAGGTGAGTACGATGTAGAAACAGACGGTGCTACAACTGTTGACATTATTATGGATGATGCTACTTTCAAGATGATGAAAGACTCTGGTGTACGAAAACAGGGTAAGCCCGACCCAGATGGAAGAGGCACTCGTGTCAAGTTTAAACGTCCTTGGAAAGACAAGTTTGATCGTGAGTGGGCGGCAGGTGCTCCAAAGGTATTTAACTCAAGCGGTGATGCATGGACAGACGCTGACGGAATGATAGGCAACGGCTCAGTAGGTGTTGTATATGTTGATGTATACGACACTAAGATGGGTGTAGGCTCAAGGTTAAGTGGAGTACAAGTCATAGACCATGTAGTCTTTGAGTCAGAAGGTGGAAGTGGTGCTTCTGTAGGTATTCAACCTAAGAACTATGCTAATTCATCTTCAACTGCTGCAACTACACCTAGTAAAGCAACTCCAGGGGATATTCCTTTCTGACTTCAAGGCCCTCGGTAATTACTCGGAGGGGCGCAATCGCGCCCTTTCTCACCTCTAACAGAAGGATACACAATGGCTAAACAAATAGCTACACTTGTACAAGATATGGAGAGCGTGATATTTGGTAACGAAGGTTGGGACAATACTATTGGTCAACTGGTTGGAGCTAATATAGCTAAGATGGCCTACGATAGATTTAAAGCCCCACAAGAACCTAGGGGCTACTTATCTATGTCATCAATAGGAACACCTTGCTCTCGTAAGTTATGGTATAAAGTTAATCAAACAGATAAGGCTGAAGCCTTACAAGCCAACGCCCTGCTCAAGTTCTTTTATGGAGACATGATTGAAGAACTTGCCTTAGGTATTGCACAGCAAGCAGGTCACGTAGTTGTTGGTCAACAAGACAAGATGAATGCACATGGCATAAAAGGAAGTAGAGACTGTGTTATTGATGGCATGACTGTTGATGTCAAGTCTGCATCACCTTACTCTTTTAAGAAGTTTAAAGAAGGTAATCTAAGAGAACAAGACCCCTTCGGTTATATCTCTCAACTTTCTTCATATGTTTATGCGGCTAAAGATGACCCATTAGTTACTGATAAAACACATGGTGCATTTTTAGTAATAGACAAAGTAAACGGACATATCTGCCTAGACATATACGACTTTACTGATGAATTAGAAACTAAAGAAGACGAGATCAAATCAATAAAAGAAATGGTACATAGTAAAGTACCACCTTCACGCACTTACAAGGATGAACCTCAAAGCAAGACATCTCCTAACAAAAAGCTATGTATGGAATGTTCTTACTGTGAATTCAAGAAGGCCTGTTGGCCGGGGTTACGTAAGTTCGCTTATTCATATGGACCTCAATATTTAACCAAGGTTAAGAAAGAACTTAAGGTTACTGAAGTGGAGGATTTCTAATGGCTAAGCGCAGTAGGTTTCATGGTATCGCGGCAGGTTATAGATCGGGCTTAGAAGAATCAACAGCTACTGATCTCAAAGAACGTGGTATTAAATTCACATATGAAGAGACTAAGATTAAATGGACAGACATGAAGATAAGAAACTACACTCCTGATTTTGTCCTAGAGAATGGTATCATCATAGAAACTAAAGGACGCTTCGTTTCTACAGACAGGCGTAAACATAAAGAAATACAGAAGCAGTTTCCAGAACACGATATACGTTTTGTATTTAACAACTCACGAGCCAAGCTCTACAAAGGAGCTAAGAGCACCTACGGAGATTGGTGTGATAAGCATGGCTTTCTATATTCAGACAAACTAATTCCTGTGGAATGGACAGAAGAGGAAAAGAAATGACTATAAGTAAATCAGCAATGGGCAAGACAGCAGTGGTCTGGTCTTGTGCTCACGCATCACCAGAGGTGAGCAACGAAAGATTTGATTGGTTAGGTGGTTTAATATATGATGTTAAACCTGACTATTGTGTAGACTTAGGAGATGGTGCAGACATGAAGTCTCTCAACTCTTATGACACACGTAAACCAGAAGCTGTTGTATCTCAAAACTACGAGAGAGACATTGATTCCTATAATGAATCTCAAGAACTTCTACGTTACAGATTTAAACAACACAGACGTAGACGACCTAAGTGGTATGGGTTTGAAGGTAATCACGAGGCACGTATCAGTACTGCTATATCTTTTGATCCTAGGTTAGAGGGCTCCAAGTATGGTATCTCTTTTTCTCACCTTAATACTAAGAAGTACTTTGATGAGTACCACCCATATCAAAATGGAGCACCTGCTATCTACAACTACGATGGTGTAGACTACGCACACTACGTTGGTGCAGGTAACTTTGGAAGAGCAATAAGTGGTGTTCACCACGCTTATTCTCTTTTACAGAAACGATACAGGTCTTGTTCAGTAGGACACAGCCACAAACGAGATATGTACTTCAAAGAAGATGTAGGTTCTAATGGGGGTATTGGAGCAGTTGTAGGTTGTTTCAAAGGTGCTCAAGAGACTTGGGCAGGGCAGTCTAACGGTGAATGGTGGAAAGGTGTGCTTATTAAACGCAATATAATAGAAGGTCAATATGATGCCCAGTGGGTATCCTTAGACGTTCTAAAGAAAACTTATGGAGGCTAATATGGAATACGAAGTAATATTTAAAGTAAGAATGGAAGCTGACAAGTTTATACTTGAACTTAATCCTACAGATAGAGAGGATATAGTTAAAGACGAAGTTCTATCTGTGCTCTATGATCTAGAAGATGGTATAGTAGAATTTATGGAAGTGAATGAGGTATGCGCATGACAACAAATACAAATGAATACTCTCAATGGGTAGAGGGTAAGATAATGACAGAAGGTAATACTAGACTAATTGAGAATACCTTAGGTCTTGTCGGAGAAACAGGTGAAATAGCTGAGAAGATAAAAAAGCTACTACGTGATAACAC